GTCACGGCGAACGAACTTCTGTCAGGGTCGATTGATTTCCCCCTGCCGTTCGCCCCTGTGACCTGGAACGTACAAGCCCTTACCTCTGCCGGTGCTCCGGTGTACTTCACCGATACCATTACGAAACTCACAGCACCTGACAGGCTCAGAATAACACTTGCCGGTGGCACGCACGTAGCCGCTGGAAACATAATTCATTTGATCATCGTAGGATAATTTAACCTCTTTATGCTGCCAGGGCGATATCTGGCATGGAGCGCATGATGGACGCAGAACAGTTAGCAGTAGATTTGACCGACCCCGAGCAGATGGCCCGTTTCTTGACGGGTAATGGCGATACAGCAATCGAGGAACCGCCAGTCCTCGACACTGATGAGGTCAAGGAAGAAGTAAAAGAAGAACCGAAGGAAGAAGTCAAGCCGGTAATTCTTGCCAAAGATGGCGTACATACCATCGAATACGAGAAGTTGGTTGAGGCAAGAGAAGCAGCTAAGGCCGCGAAAGAAGAGGTCGAATCTCTGAGAAATACCCTTGCAGAGAGGGAGGCGCTTCTTGAAAGCCTGAAGGCTGCAAAGGAGCAGGACGCAGCAACCGGCACGACCGAGGCCACGGATTCATTGAGGGAATCGGTTAAAGAGGACTTCCCGGAATTGCTGGAGTTGATGGAACATAGCAACGCCAGTGTGGTCAAGGAACTCAGGGCAGAGATGGCGGAACTCAAGAAGCAAATCTCCGCTGACCTTGCCCCGGTAATGAAGACCACGAACGACACGATTGCTGAGAAACACTTCGGCACGATCAGGGATGCACATAAGGACTTTGACGAAATTATGGCCGCACCTGAGATCATGGAGTGGGTGGACAAACACCCCGGCCCGATTAAAGCCGCCTACATGAACATCATTGAGCATGGCACCGCTAAGGATGTGATTGACATGGTAACAGCTTTTAAGAGCGCACACCCTGCCCCCGTTGGCGATACAACGGATCAAGTCGCCCTGAAAGCAGCAGAGGCCGAGAAGAAAGCCACCGGAAAGTCTGTACCCAAAAGTCTCTCTGACATCCCCGCTGGAACGGCGGCACATCACGACGAGGCTGGCGCGATGCAGAACATGACTCCTGTACAACTGATAAACAAATTCGTCGGGAAAACGCCTAACGAAATAATGGAGTTGCTCGACAGAACTATAAGATGAAAACCAATGAGGTAACACAATGTCTGTAACATCTATTCCCTACGGTTCCGACCAGGCTCTCGTAACTCAGGCCGCTGGTCTGTTTACGGCATCCATGGCCAGATTGACCAAACTCAACCGTCTCACCGGCAACCTTCCGCAGCAGGCCGACGCTGAGAATAACCTGAAATTTCAGTCCAAAGCATCCCTGCCGGTAGTCCGGGCAATGGACCTTACCAAATCGGCTGGCGATGAGATCAAGTTTGACCTGATCAATCCCATCACTGGCAAGCCTATCATGGGCAACAAGGTCGCACAGGGTCTTGGTAAGAACCTGACCTTCTCCGGTGACAAGCTGCATATCGACCAGGCCCGTTTCCCGATTTCTGCCGGTGGCGTTATGGACCAGCAGAGAACTAAATGGCAGCTTCGGTCCCTGGCCCGCGAGCAGTCTTTCAATCTCATGACCCGCTACGAGGACCAGCTTCAGCATGTCCACCTGGCCGGTGCGCGTGGTTTTGCCAATGACGTTGAGTGGGTTGTACCGCTGGCTTCTGACGCTGACTTTGCAAGTGTCTGTGTCAACACGGTCAAGGCTCCGACCTACAACCGGCATTATATGTCCACTGGTACGGGCATTGAGTATGTAGCCGCTTCCGGCAACGAGATCACCCTCGCCTCTACCGACCTGTTCAACATGGACGTTGTAGACGCACTGGCAACGACTATCGAGGAAATGGCCCTTGCACCGCCCCCGGTAGTGTTCAAGGACGACCAGATGGCCGCTGACGATCCTATCAGGGTTCTGCTGGTATCCCCGAAGCAGTACAACGCTTTCGTGAAGTCCACTCAGAACTCCATTTCCTACCGGACTCTGATAGCTAACGCGGTTGCCCGGGGGCAGATGGCAAAGAATCATCCGCTGTTCATGAACGACAGCCTTCTGTGGCGCGGCATCCTCATCGTCAAACTGCCGAAACCGATTCGGTTCTACACTGGCAATGAGCTTCTGCACTGTACCTCACTTACCAGTGATACGGAAATCTCTGGGGATCTGATTCCTTCCTCTTTCACCACTGCCTACGCAGTTGACCGCGCCCTGCTTCTTGGCGGTATGGCACTTGCTGAGGCGTTTGGAAAGAGCAAGCATTCCGGCGCACCGTACTTTTTCGAGGAAGAAGAGACCGATTTCAAAAACAACCTGGAGATTGTCTGCGGTCAGATCGGCGGCAAGAGCAAAATCCGTTTTGACGTAGACCACGGCGTGTCTGTTCAGCCTACCGACTTCGGCGTTATCGCACTTGATACCGTTGTAGCACTGTAATCTAACTGGAGAATTATTATGGCAACTGTAACAAAGAAAGGCATTGCAACTGAAACTCAGATCGGTGGTGTGCCGTGGGGCAATATGACCATTCTGCATTTTCCTCTTGAGACCAATTCAACTGGAGTGTGGGTGGATTCTGACCAGGCTACGGCTATTCAGGTGAACGATGTGCTTAATCTTGGCATCCTCCCTGCTGGCCTGAAGATTTGGGACTACATCGCCAATATCAGTGACGCGTTCACTGGTTCGTCTACCGGCAAGATCGGGTTCAAGTACGTGGACGGCGTTGATTCTACCGCTGTCCCGCAGGACGACGACTATTTCTGTGCCGCTACCTCGCTGGCAAGTCAGGCGAAACTGCGGATGACCAACGTAGCCGTCCGTCCCGTCACCCTGCCGAAACCGGCTTATCTGACCCTGACCTGGGCTGGTGCCCATGCTGATGCGGTTGGCAAGTTGGATATCGGCGTTATCGGCGTTATGACCGGACAGCCCTGATCTTAACTCAACCATCCCCCCGGTTCGCCGGGGGGTGTGAGGACTTATGAACGAATTTACCCCCGTCAAGTATGTCGGCTTCAGAGAGACATGCAAGGATGGAAATTACGGTTCTGGCGGCGAATGGACGAAAGGTCAGACGCTGATGATCCAGAGCGACAAAGCGGTAATGCTGCTCAAGCATTCTGACGTATTCGTTCTCGGTGAAGTTGTGGAATCAGCCGGGATTGAAACGGAGACGAAAAGTGGCGACCAGGAGGAAGTCTTGCAATCGGCAAGGGACTTCATCATGTCCGTCCCGCGCAAACAGGCACTGTCCGAGTATGCCAAGCGGAATTTCAACTTTGAGATAGCCGATGGCAAGTTGTACGAGATGAAGGCGCAGGTTATCAGTTTAATTGATAAGTTCGGGATTGAATAATGGCAACTGCTGAGGCGCTGGTACTGGCTGTTCAGGGGATAGTTCAAGACCCCGGATATACGACCACTGAAATACTCCCTCTGATCAATGAGGGATTGCAGATGCTGGCCGCTGAAAAGCTGTTGCCTCCGCTTGATTCCAGAGCAACGGTCAACACTGTGACCAGCGGGAATGTTGCCAATCTCCCATCAGACTATGGGCAAGGCATCTATTACGCTGATGATGATGGAAGGCCACTCAAGGTCTATGAATTATGGACTGATATGGCGCGGGAATACACCGACCTGACAATCACCGGAGATGCCAAGGGCGTAGCGGTTAAGGATGCGACTTTGATGTACCTGCCCATTCCGACTGCGATAACTCCGTTGACCATCTATTACTACCGGACCCCGACAACTCTGATTGCTGGTGCAGAACCGGACGGGTTCAACAGGCAGACACGACCTTATGGGGAGGCGGCACTGAAGTATTACGCTGCCTTTCGGATATTCGACATCATCGAGGACGGCATTGAAGGGGCCAAGGTGAACACGAATAGGTGGGAGGGACGATACCAGGAAATGGTATCAAAACTCAAGGCCATTATCAATAGAGGCGTTGCAAGACCTACTCAGGCGAAGAACGCGATATGGTAACGGGAATAATGAAAGGGTCGGCTGGACTGAAGACCCAGACCTCACCCGCACGTTCACCGTACTCTGAAGGGCAGGCAGGATTCCCCGGACAAGTCGGGTTGGTCGATCTTGCCGCCTGCATGAACGTCAATATATCGGATGGTAACAGGATTGACCGCAGGCGCGGGATATTGCGGAAGGTGTTGGACAATTCGCACTCCACTTGCACTGTCCCTGGAAAGTATATGCTGTTCTGTTCAGAAGACGGGTTGTGGTTGCTCAGGCCGGGATTCACGACCTACTCACAAATCGCTACCGTAACGCCTGGCAGGATAACCTTTGCGGTTGTCGATGGGATTGCCTACTGGTCAAACGGGGCGCAGAAAGGAAAGGTCGTTGAAGGAGTAAACACGGCATGGGTGAAGGGTGACGTTGTTTCGATGAACCAAACCCGGATTTTCTATGACCCGCCAGTGTGTAGGCATCTCGGATATTACAACGGCAGGATGTATGCCAGCAATATCTTGGATGAAAAGGAGATACTTTACTCAGAGCATTATGGCCCTGATATTTTCGCCCGTGGTGACAGTTACCTGTCGCTGGAATCCCCGACGACGATGATTCGGCCAGTCGGGGGTGGGATATTCATCTCTGAGTCCGACAAGACATGGTTCGTCTCCGGGCCAGATCCCAAGGCGTTTGATTGGCGGTTGGTGGACGATCATCCCGCTTTGCCATGGTCAGACAAGCCTGCTGTTGGTTCAATGCAGTTCGACGGTTCATATACCTACGTCTCTGGCGGCAAGCGAGAAGTGGCGTTCTGGCTCACTAACGAAGGCGTGATGTTCGGAGATGCTGACGGGACCGTTTACAATATCACCGAAGACAAAATTGATTTAGTTCCACCCTATACGTCAGGCGCGATCCTCGTTGATGGGTCTACCCTGATAGCCCAATTCATCAAGTAATTTTGGGTTGTTGCCTAACAAACAAATGGAGATATAACAATGGCAATTAGATTCAGTACGGGGTTGCGCGATTTGATGTATGGCACAGGCCGGGCAACCATCCACGCTGCAAAAGCTGCAAACACGATCAGCTTTGACAATGCCTCTGGAGAGATTCGGGATTCCGGCAATGGCTTGCTGACCGCAGGCTTTTTTGTTGGCGATCTGGTACGGGCATTTGGCACGGCCAATAACAACACCACGTTCACCGTCACTGCCGCCGCAGCCGGGGCCTTGACCGTAACTCCTGCCCCCACGACAGAAGCAGCAGGCACGGTCTTCGCTATCGTTGCCGCTTCCGGTGGTGCTCTCAGGGATATCTTCAGGAATTTCGTCATGCGCGAGTATTCCGGTTCACAGCCTGCTACCGCCGATGCCGCTGTCGGGACCGCTACATTGCTGGTGGAATATACCAACAATGGCGGAACGTTCGCTCACGGTGCCGCTGCAAACGGGCTGAATTTCGACGTTAGCTCTGGTGGTGTTATCACGACCGCAGCCGCAGAGACTCCCAAGGGCACAGGGCTTGCCAACGGTACGGCTGGATGGATTCGGATTTGTGCCAATCCCGCCGACAATGGCCTTGCCTCAACTACCCTCCCGCGCATTGATATGTCGGTCGGTACGACTTCGGGCGTTGATGCTCTGGTTGCTACGACTGCCATTCAACTTGGGAAAGTCTATTACCTCAACTCCGGTTCGTTCACCTTCCCGTATCAGTATGGGGTGTAATCATGGCAGCGTCTGCATTTGCAGTATTTCATACATTTAAGGTTCGGCTGGGTCAAAAACTTATCGACTTGGATTCTGATGATATCAAGTTTGCCCTGCTGTCATCTTCGTGGACCCCTAATCTTGCCACCCAGGCTAACTGGGCCGATATCAGTGCCAATGAAATCACCGGCGATGGTTACACTGCTGGTGGTCTTTCTGTTACCAATTTGGCATGGACAAATTCTTCGGGGACGGTGACATGGGATTGCGATGACCCAAGTTGGACCGCAGGGGCTTCCGGCATTGCCGCCAGATATGTGGCAGCATACGACAATACCGATGCGAACAAGACACTGCTCAGTTACAGCCTTCTCGACACGGCCCCGGCAGACCATAGCGTCGCCAGTGGGCAGGTATTTCTGATTACACTCCCGGCAACTGGCATTTTTCAACTGGCATAACCTATGGCTATTACGCTTGTAGGCAGTACCAGCACCTCAGTAATTAACACATCTCCTTTCACTTTGGATCTTCCAGAGTGTCAGGAGAATGATGTTGTTATCGTTGCAGTAGGGTCTGGCACTGTTAGTGATTACGACATAGGGGTTGCAACCTCTGGATATTCTGAGGTTGCAGATTTATACTCCGACGATTCTTACGATGCCAACCTTTCCGTCAGTTGGAAGAGGATGGGCGCGACCCCTGATACTACCGTCAGCATTACAGGTGTTTCAGGATCAGCCGCGTATGGGACTGCTGCTATAGCTTATGTGTTGAGGGGAGTTTCAACATCTACTGTTCTTGATGTTGCTGCAACCACTGCCACAGGGGGTAACTCTCCAGTTCCGAATGCGGCGGCTATAACTCCTGTCTCTAATGGGGCATGGGTTGTGGTGGTAGGGTGCGGTTCTAACTTGGACTCTTCAGTTACCGCCCCGAGTGGATATTCAGATCAAGTACAAGTCCAGTGTAATGCTAATAGCAAAAGCACAGTTGTAGTGGCAAGGAAGCAATGGAGCGGGACTGGCTCTGAAGACCCTGCCGCATGGACTGACTGGACAGCGGATGGGAGCGAGTCTTATTATTCTTGGGCCGCAGTAACCCTTGCGATACGTCCGGTAATGACCCTTACCCCTCCTACTGCGGAATTGGCATTAACCGGTGCCACTCCTGCTATCGCTGTTTCTCCTGCGACGGTAGATATCTCGTTGACGACAGCAGCCCCTGCTCCTGGCACGGCTGTATCTGTTTCGCCGTCAAGTGGAGGGCTTACAATAACAGGCGGCGAACCGTCTGTTTCAAACCTTCCTATATGTATGCCCATAACGGTCCAGATGCGAATTACTGGACTAGTCCCGGTGATTGAACAGTTCATGGAGATTGCCGGAACGACTCCGAATATGCGGGGATCGTTCACATTTGCCGATACCGTAGAGTTTTCCGGCAACACGGCGCAGATGCAGGGGGAATGGGCGTTCGTCTATCCTCATGACTTTGCCGGGGAAACTCCAGCCTCATCCGGTGTGTTTGAGTTTGGTGCTGAGTTTGAGGGTAACAGTCCTGGCATGTCCGGGGCTTTCGTCCTTGAGGAAATCCAGTATGCCGACTTTGTAGGCAATACCCCTGTTATGCAGGGTGCGTTTGAGTTTGGCTCTGAGTTTTCCGGCAAGACTCCCATCATGCAAGGCGCGTTTGAGATTGAAGAAGAAACATACGGCGCATTCGATGTGAAGTCCCCGGCCATGTTCGGTGGGTTTGAGTTCTCGCAGGAGATGGACTTTTCCGGGAAGACCCCGGCAATGGAAGGCGCGTTCACTGGTGAGATGGAGCAGTACGGTTCATTCACTGGGCTTTCCCCGGCAATGACTGGTTCGTTCGACTTTACCACAAATGAACTGAATTTCTCCGGGTTGTCTCCTGCCATGCAGACTGCCTTTGCTCTCAGCGTTGAGACGACAATGGTCTTTTCCGGCAACACTCCCCCGACGATTGGCACGGTGTTTATCGGCGTTGATATCAGCACTGATATTACCACAACGAGTGACGAGATAATCCGATTCAGGAGAAATTATGACAACGGCTAGGGTGAACCTACGCAACAACGCTGTTACACAATATGGATACCCAACCGCCTTCGTCTCGTTCTGTATGTTCGACGGTATTCCCATAGGCGCAAGCCCTGACGGGATATTCCGCCTTGACGGTGGACTGAAGGATATCTTCACCACAACCTCGGATGAGCGCAATGTGTCGGCATGGTTTGAACTTGGCCCAAGTCAACTCGGCAAAGACTACGTTAAACAGGGTCGCAGGCTGTACATGGGCGGGGTATTTACAGGT